CACTGTCATATGTAGTATCACCTATTACAAGTGAACTAGCTGATACTTGATTAAATGTTACATTAGATGTTGTTGCGACATCTTGTCCAATTGATATAGTTTGTTCTAAACGTGAACCACCATCATATTCTGCACCATTACTTGATAATGTAACTCCAGTTCCTTGACTAAATATTAAAGGGAATGAAGTTATTACTCCTAAATCTGAAACAGATGGTTTACCTAATGCCGCTATCTCATCAGATACTTCTTCTGTAAATTGTCCACTTTTACCTACATTTTTAGTTATTATTGTATCAGTTTCAGTTCCAATTATAATTTTTTTTGGTGTTATAAATTTTTGTGTTGTTGATCTATGATCAAAATTACCTTCTGGTAATAAATACCCTCGTAATGTAACAGTAAAATTAGTTCTTACTAATCTCTCAGTATCACCTACTTCTGTAACATCAGTAAAACTCTCAATACGACTTCTAAATCTTAATTTTTCTGGGTCTCCCCAATAAGCACCATCCGAATATACAACTTTTTCAACTATAGCATTCATTTGTTCTATATACGATGTCCATATTATAAAATCATAACTTAAATTGACGTAATCTGGAAGCATTACATTATAATACTCTTTTTGAGGAAGAGACCCTATTTGTGTTTGAAAATTATCGTATCTATTTACTTGTGAATATTTTTTTTCAAATGTGTAAAAAAGATGAGGATTATTTGCGTCTAACTTATCTTGTGGAATTGTATCATCTCTTTCAACTGAAGTCCTACGATAAACTATTACTGGAGTTACTATTTGTCTTTTTTTATCTCTTAAAAATCCATCTCTTTGAATTGATTTCCAACGTTCAGGAGAAGCATACATAATAGGAACTTTTACATTTTCACCACTATCTTCAACTGATGGTTTTATTACACTATCAAAATAAAACATAATCGCAGAATCAAGGTCCATCAATGTTACAGATAGTTCTCCTATATCATCAGCGGTTCTTGTATACAGGTATCCTCTATTAAGAACTCTTTGTTTTCTCGGTAACGGTTTAGACATAATATCCTCTTTTAATCTAATTCTACTGTTATTGATTCATAAAAAGTTACTTTTTTAGGAGTGATAAATTTATCAATAGTAGGTTTATTTTCTAATCCTTTTTCTGTTAATAAGTATCCATTTATAGTTACATTAAAATTTGTTCTAATTAATCTTTCTGCTTCACCTATTTCTGTAGCGTCATCAAAACTATCTATTGTACTTCTAAATCTCATTTTTTCAGGATTACCCCAATAAGCCCCATCTGAATAATTCATACGTTCCACTATTTTATTCATTTGTTCTATAAATGAAGTCCATATTATAAAATCATAAGTTAATGTAACATAATCCGGAAAAGATACATTATAATATTCTCGTTGTGAAACTGTACCAATTTGTGTAGCTAAATTGTCATATCTATTCACCTGTGAATATTTTTTTTGAAACGGATAAAATAAATGGGGATTATTAGCATCTAACTTATCCTGTGGAATCGTTTCATTAATATTAATTGTATTTCGTTTAAATACAATTACTGGTGTAATAATCTGTCTTTTCTTATCTCTTAAAAATCCATCTCTTAATATAGCCTTCCATCTTTCTACTGAACCATATAATATAGGTACTTTTATATTTTCACCGTTTTCTTCAACTGACGGTTTTATAACATTTTCTAAATAATAAATTATCGCAGAATCAATATCCTTCAAAGTAACAGAAACATTATTTACCTTGTCTTTCTTTTTTCTAGAATATTGATACCCACGATTTTCCACTCTTTTTTTTCGTGGCAACGGTTTATCAGACATTATATACTTCTCACTCTTTCAATATTCAAGCTTGATATTCTTACTAAGAATGCGTTACATACAACTGAATGATTATAATCTGTTTGTCCTCCTATTAATTGGTTTTCACTAATTGATGAAATTTCCCAATATCCACTATTCCAATCAATAACATCACCAATTTCTACAACATAACTTATATCTTTTAATGACTGCCTTACAAATGAAAAAAGTGCTGTTTGTTGTAAATCTGGACCAAATTCATCTGTAGTGGTAGTTTGATCATCTGCTGCAATTAAACACGTAACTTGAACACCCGGTTTATATGTTTTACCTTGTGCAGTTTCACCATACATATTTACTTCTGTATCTTGTACAGATACTTTATAAATTACAACTTTTTGACTTATAACACCGTCTTTAGCAGAATATAAATCGCCTACAAGTTCTTTATTAAACTTATCAAAAGTATCTATATCTTTTTGGGGGTAAAATCTTGAAGTGTTCGCCATAATATTATCCTATATAAATTGGATATGGCACTTTTTGTAATTTCTCCTGTAAGAATTCAGCCTCATCTTTATCAGCCTCAAGTAAAGCTCGTCTACTTGTTTGTTCTAACATTTCTCTAAGTTGAGTTATTAAAGCTTCTTTTTCTGCAGCTGCTTCTGCTCTTAAAGTATCACCATCTAAAGCTGTTTCTGAATTAGGTATTGGTATTGTACCATATTTAGAACGTATCATTCCCAATAATTCTTTGCATAATGCAAATCCATATTTTCTAATCCATTGTTTTCCAACATCATTAATATATTGATATTGCATATTATCATATGGAACATTGGAATAATCAGATACTACATCTGCTGAACCACTATATTGCGTTATTAATGGATTATCTCTTTCTGATACTTTAACATAATGAAAATGTAAAGTAAAATTTTGTGATGGATCTGGAAATAATCTTAGTTTATTATTTTGTAATGAAAATGAATAAGCGGACTTTCTAATAGAATCGTTTAATTCTATAGCTTGAACTCTTAATAAATCTTCAAATAGTGGCATCAAGGTAAAAGATACAGCTGGGGAATAATTACCAAATCCAAATCCTTCAACCATATTAATTGTACCATAACCAGTAGTTGCATATGGATCAAAAAATCTTTGCATCGCCGGTTTTGCTTCATAAAATATACGTTTTACTTCTATAGCTTCACTTGCACTAACATCTGTAAACAACTTATCTATATCATATACTTGACTACCGCTTTGTATTGATAATGAACCTGTATGATATGGTACATCACCACCTACTCCAGCTTCAGTTCCATATTGTTTAGATAATGCTACACTTCTACCTAATGTCGGTGTAACTCTTTTATGTGTAACATTTGAACCAGTAGCTTGACCAGTAAGATGCAATAAATTATCTTTTATGTTAAATTGATTAACTTGTGCTGAATATTCTGTGATTGCTTCTTCGTAACAAGCATAAAATGAACCGGATTGTAATTCAACAGCCATGATTGGATATCCCAATCTACGAGCTGCCCAATCAGAAAACTTATCTACTGAATTATTACTCTGACCAGCAAATTCTATGTCTGAATCATAAAATCCATATGGAGTTTGACCTGATGCGAATGAACTACTTCCTGGCCAAATTACTTCCTGTGCCATTATTTTCTCCTAAACTATAATTTTATGCTGAAGCAACATATACTTCAACATTTACTGAATTACTACCAGGTTGAACCACTAAACTATCTAAATCTACAAGGTCTGTAACTAAATTAGCGTTAAAAGAACCAGATGCGACTGCACCTATACCATCCTCTGGAGAACCCATAATAAAGCTTTTACCAGCTTCTACTAAAACAGTAGCCGAAGTATCGGCCCCTGTATCATCTTCACCAACTTCTATTTGTAAACTTAACTTTAAACTATTAGAACTATCTAAATTAGTTAATCTAACGTATTTTACATCTTGAACATCTAAAGCTGAATCAAAAGTAGCAGTACCACTTGCATTACCAACAGAACTTCTAAATCTAGCTATAGTAGTTTCATTATTAGCGGGACAAGTAACTATTCTTTTAAATACTTCATCAACATCTGAAATAGTTAAAGTATTTTTAGAACCTTGGTCATAACCATTTAAGGTCAATTCTTCTCTGATTGTTACTTTTAAGTCTGCCATTATTTTCTCCTAAACTATATAATCACTCAATAATAAATATAAAGAAGTACAATAAACAAAAAAAGGGAGACCGAAATCTCCCTTTTTATACTTGTACCTAAAGTACGATCAGTGTATTACTGATTATTAAACATAGTTAACATCAGCAACAATGACTTCACCATAGAATTCAGGACGCACGATTTTCTTCGCGTATCTTGTCATCACACCCTTGCGAGGAGTGAAGTTCTTAGGATCGTAGACAAGAGGAGTCATGATCAACGGTACATAAGGAGCATACACAGCACCAGTTTCTAGGAAGTTACTTCCTCGGAAACCTATGAGAATTGTATTCTCAAACTGGTATGGGTTCTTATATACAGTCCAACGGTTATTTAACATACCCGCTTTCTGTACACCCATTGCATACGTCTTCGCT